ATAACTCAAGACTGTAGTTTTTATCAAAACCAATGGGCGTTGACGCAAACAATTGGAAACCGCAATTCGTTGAGAGAGAGGAGCAGGGTATTATCACTGCTCTTCCTCAAGCCGACGGTACCATCAAATACTTTCAGGGCAATCCTGACATTCTAGGAACCATTGACACAGTTCGTGTCTACGAAAAAGGTAGATACAAGAAAGGTGCTAATGTTAGAGTTCAATTAGTAGACGCCAATGGTGATGACATCAATCATAACGGTGCATCTTTCCGTGTGGTTATGTCTTCTAAAGGAGTCTTGATGGATGTCGAGATGGCTATGGCAGGAAACGGCAGTGGATTCACTGGCGATATGGATGTCAAATTCGTTGTCGATAACCCTCAGGATTGCATCGTTCCAGCACAAGCTAAGGCACTTGTTAACACAGGTGAGTGGATCGAACATATGACTGCTGCTGAGATTGATACTCAGAACGCACTGCTGCGCGAACAGCACGCACAAGGTCTCAGGAAACAGACTCACAAAACTAGAGGTATTCTTTTAGGAGTCCCTGATGAGAAGGGTAAGGAAGAATTCTCCGTGACCCGTGAAACCATTAATGGTCTTCCACCATCATCCTGATTTATAAATACTTTTAAACAGATTTAGTACGATGTCCCTCTACAAAGCTGAAGACAGCAATGCAGCAAAAACTGCGGTAGAAGCAACTCTGGTTGCTGATACTAGTGGTGCTACTGTTGTGTTTATCGATGCCACTGAAGCAGCACTTGCCGCTAATCGTAATCGCGGTTTGGTTTCTCCTGGTTGGTGGTCGTATCAGACTTATACAGACGCTGCTGGAAACACACGTCACAAGTCAGAGTGCTTGGTGAATATCCAAGACCCTGAGGCTAACGCTTCGGAGACTCAGGCAGATGATTCAATCGCTGCTGACGTTGCTGCAGCAATTGCTATCAGTTCACAACCTGCTGACGCTGCTGTAGCTGTGGGCGCTGCTATGTCTCTCGCAGTCACCGCTACTGGTACACCTCCTGGTGATGCTTCACTCCTCACCTATCAGTGGCAGAAGAAGTCTGGCAATCGTTTCGCTAACGTTGCTGGTGCAACTGCTGCAACGTATACTGTTGGAACCTATGCAGCAACCAATGCTGGCACATACCGTGTGAAGATTAACTCTACTAACGGTGCTCCTGAATTGGTTTCTGACACAGCTGCTATCACCACTGCGTAATGGTTAGAGAATGAGATTTGACTATTTAAATGATGAAAACTTTCTTCTCTTTGCCTCAAAAAACTACAACAATCCTCAAGGAATAACTTACGAGGACTTCCTTGAGGATTTAAAACGTTTTAAATATATCAAGAGATTGTTTAAACGTTATGAGAAGACAGGTGAACTAAAGGTTCATCTCATTCTTAATCATATTATTGTTATCTACAATATTTTTGGTGAAGCTTCTACTCTTATGCTATTCCATAAGATAGACAAGTCTAATTGGCAAATACTAAAGTCTTTTCTTAAGTACATAAATCAATTGCCTGCAGAATTAGACGATCCTTATATTGATACATATACTTTAGAGGAATTGGATCAACTATGAACGAGGATGCTCCCGTAAATTCAGCTGGTGACGGCAGTAGAGTTGCATTGCCTCCTGCTCACGTCATTGTTGGAAAACGTTCACGTACTAAATACAAAAAGAATAACGCTCGCTATGATGGGCGTACTAAAGCAGGTCGTAAACTCGTCTCTCGCGTTTTACTAAATCGAAAAGGAAAAATGTCTGAAGAACTGAAGAAAATTACTGAAGCTTCTAGCGAAACTGAAAGAGCTCAAAAGCAAATTCAGCAAGGCAAGAAACTTGGTCGTGCTAAGGATCTCCAAAAGAAGAGAGACGAAGCTAAGAGCAAGATGCAATCTAAAACCAAAGAGATGGACACCCTGATGAAGGCACGTCTTTCTGACTTTAAAAAGAAAGCATCCGATCAAACTAAGAAGTTTAAAAAAGAAGAATTTGTTATGGAAAATGATGTACTAGCAACAGCAACTCAACTTGCTGCTGGCGAAATTGGAGACACCCAAGGATTTGCTGACGTTCGAGTTGGTGATAATTCTATTAAGATGGATCAGTATTCTGCTAAGCGTGCAGTTGCTGTTCATCAGGCATTGGATCCCGCTAATCAAATTAGATTTCAGCAAATGCTGAACCAATCTCCTGAAACATATCTTGCAGCTATTGATTTTGCCGTCCGACAAAACTAAGATATACGAATAGTAGAGCTATGGATTCAGTTAGCGTTGCAATCCTTGACCGTTTAGAAGATGTTGTAACATCTTTACAAGATAATTCTATAAAAATGGGACAATTACTGGCAGTGCATCAAGAGAAACTTGCGCAACAAGAAAAAATTGATGACGTTTTGTTTCTCAAAATCGATAACCTTCACAAAGATCTTGAGGTGAAAACTGACGAGATCAAGAAAGGTTGCGAGCGTGATATTATGCTGGTCAAGAAAAAGATTGATGAGATGGAGAAGAAGATGTACATAGCAACAGGTGCTGTCGCAGTTCTTGTGTTCTTTGTCACACCTTTTATACAAAACACCATCACCCCCTTGTTTGAGGTGAAGCCTTCTGCTATAATCGGAGGACCGACTGCTCCTGTACCTGATGAATCATCTAGATTTGCAGTACGTAAATCTACTAGCTTCCAGACTGCAGGGATTTAGTACCAAGAAGTCTGGTCTCTACAATTTTAGGTGCCCTTACTGCGGAGACTCCGAGCGTCGGAGTTCCAAGAAGAGAGGATACCTTTTCACTACTAAGACAGGTTTGGTATACAAATGCCACAACTGTGGAACTTCTAAAGCCTTTCATAATTTCCTGAAAGATCAGGACACCCAGTTATGGGAAGAGTATAATCTTGAGAAATTCAAGAGAAATACTGGTACCAAAAAGAGAAGGGTTATTGACACTAGTGTTTTTAAAAAACCTGTCTTTAAAAACAAAAAAAGAATCAAACTTCCACTAGTCTCGGACCTAAATAATCTTCACCCCGCAAGGACGTATTTAACAAAACGAGGATTGCCAGAAGAAACACTGTCAAAGTTCTATTACGCAGAAAAGTTCAAAGAGTGGACTAACTCTTTGAAGCAAACTTATGATCGTATAGACAGTGAGGAATCTCGAATTGTTATTCCTTTGGAGGATGAAGACGGTAACCTGTTTGGGTATCAGGGGCGCTCCCTAAACCCTAATGATAAGCTGCGGTACGTTACCGTAATGCTTGAAGATGATGTACCTAAAGTATATGGACTAAGCGACATTGACAAAACAGAAACAGTATACGTCACAGAAGGACCATTCGACAGTCATTTCCTTAGAAATGCTATCGCTATGTGTGGTAGCGATGTTGACCTCAGCTCTTTTAATTATCAATTTGTATACGCCTTCGACAACGAACCCCGAAGTAAACAGATTGTTGATAAGATTGCAGCAACCATCCTCAAAGGAAATCCAGTAGTCATCTGGCCAAAATCAATACTACAGAAAGATCTCAATGATATGGTTAACGCTGGCATTGAAGTTCAATCCGTGGTAGAATCTAATACATTTAACGGACTCCAAGCCCAAGTAAAACTAACAGAATGGAAACGAGTATGACCCCCACTGAAGAACTTACAGTTGTTAAGAGAAATGGACTTCCCGAATCACTGAATCTAGAAAAGATTCATATTATGGTAGAGGAAGCTTGCCTCGGACTCTCTGGTGTAAGTGCTTCTCAGGTTGAGATTCAATCTGGCATTCAATTTTATGATGGTATCACTACTGAACAGATTCAAGATATCTTGATTCGTTCTGCATCTGATTTGATTACCCTTGAGAATCCTAACTATCAATACGTTGCAGCACGTTTGCTTAGTATTTCTATTCGCAAGAAGTTGTATGGTAGAAATAGAAAACCTCCCCATATTTTTCAGCATCTACTCGATGGTGCTAGGAAGGGTGTCTACGACAGCACTCTTGTGAATGCTTATAATGATATTGAGTGGGATCGAATCAATAATTATATTGATTACGAACGTGATATGCTGTTTACTTATGCTGGTCTCCGTCAGGTTTCCGATAAGTATCTTGTACAGGACCGTAGTAGTGGGGAGATCTATGAGTCTCCTCAGCAGATGTATGTGCTGATTGCCGCTACGATCTTTTCTGTTTATCCGAAAGAAACTCGTCTCAAGTACGTAAAGGATTACTACGATGCAATCTCCAAACACCAGCTCAACCTCCCAACGCCAATTATGGCGGGAGTGCGAACACCTATTAGGCAATTCGCAAGCTGTGTTCTTATTGATGCTGATGACACCCTCGATAGTATCTTTACTAGCGATATGGCTATTGGCAAATATGTTGCACAAAGGGCAGGTATCGGTATTAACGCAGGCAGAATCCGTGGCATCAACAGTAAAATCAGAGGTGGAGAAGTTCAACACACGGGTGTTGTTCCTTTCCTTAAAAAATTTGAATCAACTGTACGATGCTGCACGCAAAATGGGATTCGTGGAGGATCAGCAACAGTCCACTTCCCAATCTGGCACCAAGAAATCCAAGACATCCTAGTTCTTAAGAACAACAAAGGAACTGAAGATAACCGTGTCCGTAAACTGGACTACTCTATTCAGATTTCTAAACTGTTCTACCAACGTTTCATTAACAACGAAGACATCACACTCTTCAGTCCCCACGACGTTCCTGAAATGTATGAGGAATTTGGTAGCGAGTCCTTTGATAATATGTACTTGGAAGCTGAGGCTAACGAGTTGATTCCTAAGAAGACTGTCAAAGCTCAAGAACTGTTCTTGTCTTTGCTTAAGGAACGTGCTGAGACTGGTCGTATCTATATTATGAATATCGATCATTGCAACGATCACTCTTCTTTTGATACTCCTATCAAGATGAGTAACCTGTGTCAGGAAATTACACTGCCTACGGATCCTCTGCAGCATATTGATGGTCACGGTGAAATTGCACTGTGTATTCTGTCTGCTGTTAACCTCAGCAAACTGAGAGATTGGGATCATCTCCGTCGTCTCTGTGAACTGTCGGTAAGATCCTTGGATGTATTGATTGATTATCAACAGTATCCTGTCAAAGCTGCAGAAAACTCCACCCGTCAACGTCGTTCCCTAGGTATTGGTTTCATTGGTTTGGCACACTACCTTGCTAAACTTGGATTCAAATACGATTCTTGGGAAGCACACAAGTCAGTGCACATTTTGGCAGAGAGATTCCAATTCTATTTGCTGGAAGCATCGATGCAACTTGCTAAAGAGTATGGTCCTTGTGAGGCATTTGAACAGACAAAGTATTCCCGTAAGGTTATGCCTGTCGATACATATAAGACTGATATTGACGAGTTTTGTTATGATGACAAGAACCAAAAGTTTGAGCTTAAGATGGATTGGGCAGCACTTGGTGACGAGATCTGGAACCACGGTCTTCGCAACTCCACACTGACTGCTCAGATGCCCTCGGAGTCCTCTAGCGTCGTCTGTGGCACTACGAATGGTATCGAACCTCCTCGTGACTATCTCACGGTCAAGAAGAGTAAGAAGGGTGTCCTTAAAACGATTGTGCCTCAGTATGTGAAGCACAAGAACGACTATACCCTGCTATGGGATATGCCTGACAATGATGGTTACATCAAAGTCGTTGCTATTCTCCAAAAATTCTTTGACCAAGGAATTTCTGGCAACTGGAGTTACAATCCAGCTCACTATGATAACGGTGAAGTCCCTGTTTCCGTAATGGCACAGGATCTCCTGAAGACTTACAAGTATGGATGGAAGACTTCTTACTATCAAAACACATACGACAACAAAACAGATGATGTGCCTGATGAGAAAACTTTGTTAGAACAAATATTACAAACGGAAGGAGAAGACTGTGACAGTTGCACCATCTAAAGTAGAAGGAATGACCGTTTTTAATCAAAATGCTGTCGATTATACTTCGCAACCAATGTTCTTTGGACGCCCACTTGGTGTTCAAAGATATGATACTCAAAAGTATCCTGTGTTTGAAAAACTTACTCAGACACAGCTCAGTTATTTCTGGAGACCCGAGGAAGTCTCTCTCCAGAAAGATAGATCTGACTATCAGACACTCAATGATGTACAAAAGCACATCTTTACCTCCAATCTTAAGTATCAGATCCTTTTGGATTCTGTACAAGGGCGTGGTCCTGGGATGGCTTTTGGTCCTTATTGTAGCTTACCCGAACTTGAGTCAGCAATGACCGTGTGGGGTATGATGGAGATGATTCATAGTCGCTCCTACACCTACATCATTAAGAATGTCTATAGTGATCCTGCTGAGGTACTTGACCACATCACAAATGACGCTAGAATCATAGAGAGAGCAAAGTCTGTCACTGCAGCTTATGATGACTTCATCAATGCGGCGCAGGAGTATGGTACAGGCAACCTTTGGAGAGATGATTTCAAAGATTCTCCCACTTCGCAGTGGACTCTCCGCGATCTTAAACGTAAACTCTATCGTGCAGTTATCAATGTCAACATCTTGGAAGGGATTAGATTCTATGTCTCGTTTGCGTGCTCTTTCGCATTTGCTGAACTCAAACTTATGGAAGGATCAGCTAAAATTATCTCTTTCATCGCCAGAGACGAAAACCAGCATCTTGTCCTCACTCAAAACATTATCAAAAAGTGGCAGCAAGGGGACGACCCTGAGATGGTAGAGATTGCTAAAGAAGAAGAGGAGTATACTCTTTCTTGCTTTAAAAAATGTGTTGATGAGGAGAAAGAATGGGCAAAGTATCTGTTCAAAGATGGATCGATGCTAGGTCTGAATGACCGTCTTCTTGCTCAGTATGTTGAGTGGATTGCCAATCGTCGTATGAAGTCGATTGGTATCAAACCTGTTTATGATGTTCCTGCTAGCAACAATCCTCTGCCCTGGACAGAGCATTGGATCTCTTCTAAGGGTATGCAGGTGGCACCACAGGAGACAGAGGTTGAGTCTTATCTTATCGGTGGCATCAAACAAGATGTCAAAGCTGATACTTTTGCTGGATTTTCTCTGTAATGCCTTATTGGAAACGCAGAATGTTGTTAGACAAAAGGTTCCCTCTCACTGAGGAAGAGGAAACTCTTCTTAAGAAGGGACCTAAGTCCTTAGCGCAAGCTTGGCGGTTGTCTGCATTGAAGTATCGTTATCTACGGCAACCAAATGGAAAAGGAGATTGAGTTCCTACGTAAGATAGGATGTGAACAGATACCTCACGATAGTAGGAACCTTCTGGCACATCTTATCGGAGTATACAAACTACTACACGACTATAAAAGACCTGAACACGAACAACGTGCAGGTCTTTTTCACGCAATATATGGTACAGAATTTTATGTACCTGGTTTAGTGATAACTAGAGAAGCTGTTCGCCGTAATATTGGTGAGCAATCAGAGGAAATAGTATACAATTTCTGCGAGACCAGGGGAGAGAGAAGAGTGAGGTTTATGGGCGGTGTTGAGTTTGATGAACCTCTCAAGACTTCCTTGCGCTGGTTGGATTATTGTAATATAATAGAGCAGCACAAGGAGATTGACATCCCCTTGCAAAACACAATCCACGTTTACCAAACCATACTAAATATCAATGAGAGAATTTAAGATTATGAAATGGGTGAACCGTATCCAAATCCCTGGATGTATCGTGGGAGCGTCTTTGATGGGTCTCTTATTGGGGACAACTACGGGTTTGTCTACAAAATCACCTGTAGCACCACCAACCGTTCCTACATCGGTAGAAAATACTTCTGGCAAAAACGAAAGCCTAGAGATACAGGTGGTACTGCAAAGCGGCGAAGAGTTACAAGTGAAAGTAACTGGAGAAAGTACTATGGAAGTTGTCCAGAGCTTACAGAAGATGTACGAACGTATGGACGGGAGTCTTTTGCTAGAGAAATCCTCTCCTTACACACCACTCCAGGGCGAGTCAACTACGAAGAGACCCGCCAACTCTTCATTAATAACGTTCTTACCGAGAGCTTGAC